TAATATAAAATTAAATAAAACCAAAAAACAAAAGAAAAAAATATAGATTAATTTATTTTTAATATTAATTTATTATTAATATTAAAAATAATTCATAAAAATAATTTATTTTTTAATTGCTTTAAAATAATAAAAAGCACCTATTGCACCTATAATTTGTGCTAATGTATATAATAAAAATTCTGTTACATTAATTTTTTTATTTAATAACATTAATACATTTACTGCTGGATTATAATGTGCACCTGAAACTTTTGAACCAAACCATGCTACACCTGCTAAAGTAAGACCAATTGCTAATGGATCACCTGTAATAATAATTACAGAAAGAAAAATAAAGGTTCCAACTAATTCAACAAAGTAGTTTAACATATTTATAATATTATAATATATTTTTTTACTTATTCAATAATTTTATAGCATTTAATAAAATTTTTTCACTATTACTAAATTTTTTAAATAACAAAATTTTATCCAAAAAAAGTGTAATGTGCTTATTGTTAAATATCTTTACAACAATTGCTATTCCTTTTTTATTCATATTTATACTACATAATATAACAGAAGCACTTAATTTTATATTACTCATATTATTTAAATTTATATATCTTAATACATGTCCTTCTTTTAATTCTTCTATAGAATCTACATACATATATTCTTTTAATTTTTTATGATAGTCTTTTAATAATACTCGTTCTAATCCTAGTTGTTGTAATATATTATTTTTTTTATCCTTTATTTCTTGTATATTTGTTTCTATTAAATTATAATTTGAATCATCTTCTAATGCTTTTTCTAATAAACTTAAATCCATAACATATAATATATAAATTTTATATATTTTATTATATAAATATGGTTTTAACTTTTAAAAATAATAATATTTACTATAAAAATTTTAAATTAAATAATGGTATGTTAAGTTGGTTTTTAGTACCATTTTCCTGGTTTATAATATATTTTAATAATGATTATATTAAATATTTTAGTTATATCATGATAAGTATTGCAATAATAGGCACAATTGAAATGTATCTTCATTATTTAGAATATAAATATTTTTGGTTTTTTATATTGGTAGCATTATTACATTTAATATTATTATATCCATTAATAAATATTGATAATTATTTGAAACCAAATATTATTAATTTAATATTTGGAATAATTGGCTTGTTTATTATATATTTCTTACCATATTGGCCTTATTTAATAAGTAAAAATAATTTTATATTATTACTATTATTTTCTTATTTATTAACATTTACAATTTATATTTTAAATAAAACTATTAAAAATTAATTTTAAAACTTTAATATATTAATTATGGCTGATTATAGTTATAATATTAATTATAGTTATGAAAATTATGATTCAACAATGGCTCCGTTTTTTAGACAAGCCCCAAATAATGATTTAAGCATAAACAATACATTAAGCATAATAGAAAATAATAATGTTGATATTATTAATGAATTTAAAATGTTAGGTCTAGAAAAAAATATTAATGATTTTTTTCTAGATCATGAAGCATATAATAAAGAAATATATATAAACGAATATACATTTTTTTCTATAAAAAAAATATTAGATTTATATAAATGTTATAAAAATGATAATATAACTAATATAATAGATATTGGATTTATTTATGAAGGTATGGGTTGGATAAAAGTATTTTATTATAATACAAAATTTAATAAATTATTTTATAGAATGGATGGAGGATCAAACGATCTTGATAGATTAGATAATTATAACAATATGAAAAAATTATCTAAATTAGATAATATAGAACTAATAAATAGTACTGTTTATAATTTTCATGAAATACTAAATTTATAAAATTTTATTTATCTTCTTTTTGATCTTTTTGATTTTCTTACTTTTCTTACTTTTCTTGATTTTCTTGATTTTCTTACTTTTCTTGATTTTCTAGATTTTTTGCGACCACCACTTGTGGGTGTGGGTGCAGGGTCGTTGATGTCGGTGGGCTCAGGCCCAGGCTCAGTGCTACCCTGACCCATCTTCATATGTTCCACATTTTTCATTATTTCGCTCATGTCAAGATCCATTCCCATATTTTTATATATTAACTAAATATTATAAATTTTATGAATTTTATAAAATTTATAATAAATATTTTTTTTAGTTAAATCATACTAATTATATCTTCTTTTAATAAAATATTTTTCTTGTTTTCTAAATTATTACTATTATTTTCAGAATAACATTTTAAACTACGAGCACTAGCATCTTTTGCATTTACATATTTTGGCATCCAAAAATAATCAATCAAATGATCAGTTCCAATATAATCTTTGTTATAAAGATAACGATAATATGCTTGTTCTTTAGTTGTTGGTGGATTTTTATAATTTTTCATTTTTTGATATACACATTGAATATTTACTAAATCATAATCTATATTAGTTAATGACTCAACTTTTTCTTGAATAATTTGAAACCATGATTTTTCTAAACTACTTACACCATCACTAAATGCTTCTTTTGTACGCCATAAAATTTCTTTTGGCAATAAATCTGGACTAATTTCAGAAAATGCTTTTCTAATTAAATATTTTTCACAATTTTCTATTGTACTATTATAACGCAAATCTTTATTGATACTTAAATAAAATTCTACCCATCCTCTATCTAAAAATGGTGTTCTTGGTTCTAAACCATGACTTGAAATACATCGATCACTACGCAATACATCAAACATATATATATCTTGTAAAAGACGTTTACATTCTCTGTCAAATTCATATGCATTTGGTGCTTTTTTGAAATATAAATAACCACCCATTAATTCATCAGAACCATCACCATTAAATATTACTTTGCAGTCAGTATTTTCTTTAATATATTTTCCAATTAAATAATTACCTACACTCGCTCTAACTGTTGTTGTATCATATGAACTAATATTTTTAATTACTTCCGGAATAGCATTAAAAAAATCATCAATTTCAACAATAATTTCATGATGATCACTATTTAAATGATTTGCCACAATTTTTGCATATTTTAAATCTTCTGATCCTTGTAAACCAATGCTAAATGTTTTTAATTTTTGATTAGTATTATTATAAAATTTATTTACTAATGCAGCAATTAAACTACTATCTAATCCACCAGATAATAAACAACCTACCGGACGTTCACAAGTACCAATAACACGCTTTTTAACAGCATTTGTTAAATTATTAACAATATCATTATATAAATTATTATTTAAACTATAATCTAAACTTATAAATGTAAAACAATTATATTTTGAAGAGTTATAAATAAAAGTATTTTGATAATTATTTATTACCATATAGTGTGAAGGTAAAAAATTTTGTATATTTTTTTTATCTATTGGAAATTTATAAATAGTTTGTAATTCACTACCAAAACCAATGCTATTGTTTTCATAAAAATAGTATAATGGTCTAACACCATAAGGATCACGTGCAATGTAAATAGAATCATTATTTTTATCAATTAAAATAAAGGCAAATACTCCATCTAATAAATTTAATGTATATTCAATTCCATATAATAAATATAAATGTAAAATAATTTCACAATCAGAATCAGTGTTTAAAGTAATATTATTAGCATGTGCTAATTCTTTATAATTATAAATTTCACCATTACAAACAAGAGTAATATTATTAATATTAAAGGGTTGATTAGATTTAACATTTAGTCCATTAATGGCTAATCTATGAAATCCTAAAAAAAAATTATTATGACTTGTTAAAGATGAAAATTCAGGACCTCGTTTTGATCCTTTAGTAAATTCTTTATTAATTATTTCATAAGAATGGTTATCATTATTTAATATTCCAAATATACCACACATTTTATAAACTATTTATAATTTTATAAAAAATTATCTTTAATTACTTTATATTTATTTTAAAATAAAAAAATAAAATATTTTATAATAAATAATAGCAATTATGTCACAATATAATGTAATTTTACAAAATATTGATAATAATATTGGAAATAATATTTATGAAAGAGTTGTTCCATCACATGAAATGCAAATGAATTTTGGATTTAGACCTATTATGTCTAAATATGCAACCATGCCTATTTTAGATGATAGAATAGTATCACAAGTAAATATAAATAAAGAACCTGTATATAATAGTGAAAATGTTTTTTACCCAGGAACAAGTAAACCACACTTTAGTGGTTTTGCAAATAATATAGATGGTGAATCAACATTACGTAACCAGTTTTTTGCATTACAAAAAGGAGATAAACATTTATATGTTCCAAATAGTAATAGTGATTTATATGAAAATAATTTAGATATAAAAAATTATGATTTAAATTTAGATAATTTAGTATTATTTAACAAACAAAATTTTGATGATTTTAATCCAAATTTATCTCATAAAATAGGCAATAATATTTTTAATAATTCAACACGTGTTCAATTAAAAAATATTTAATAATTTACTATTTATATTATGGATAATAGTTTAAATAATATAAATAATAATTTATACAATAATAATTTACATAATATAGATTTATTAATGTTAGGTAATAAAGGTAAAAAATATAATATTAATAATAATATTAATGAATTTAGTATTAATGAAGATTTTAATAATAATGAAACTATTTTAAGAGACTTTAAAATAAATAAAAAAGAAATAAAAAATAAGATAAATGATTTATATACTAGTTATTTAGATAATAGCAATAATAAAACTATTATTATAAATAATAAAATAAATGGTTATTTTTATCTTTTTATACAAAGCATTATAGATAATATAAAAAATGAAAATATAAAATCAAGTATTCAAAATGAATTGATTAGTTATAATAATAAAAATAATAAAAATAGTAAAAATAGTAAAAATAGTAAAAATTATGAAAAAGATAATTCGTATAATGAATTAATGATTAATAATAAAAATAAAAATGTAAATATGGAACAATATTTAGATATTAAAAAAATAAATAATATTAAAATTTTACCAAAAAAACGTTCTTAAAAAAATATATTCTTATATTAATGTTAACAAAAAAATATAACAATAAATTTAATAAAACAAAAAAATTTAAATTATTAAAATGTGCACCAAAAAAGAAAAATGTATTTAACTCAAAAAATGATAAAGAATATAGTTGTTTTAAAAATGATGTATTATTTATATTAAAAGAAAATTGGAATTCTAATAATTCAAAAAAAATAGAAAGCAATGATCCAAAAGAAATATGGAAATTTTTAAAAAAAAATATGGGAAAAAAATGCTATAATGAACTATGTTGGTTAAAAAATAAAGATATTAGTGAAAATTTAGATAATGAAATTATAAAAAATAAATATTTTAGACCATTTTCTCCAAAAACATGGAAAACAAAACCATACGAATGGTTATCAAGCGTAGATATAAGTAAAGTTATGGAACAATATGTAAAAAATTATAGTAATTTCCAATTTTTAGGTCCTTCACCAATTGATTTTGATAGTAAACAAATGCATGGAACATGTGTATGGGAGCAATTATGTAATTTTAATTTAGAAGAACTTTATAATAAGAAAATTAATAAAATTGGAATAATTTTTAATTTAGATCCACATTATAAATCTGGTTCACATTGGGTTGCACTATTTGTTGATTTAGAAAAACATTTTATATTTTATTTTGATAGTAATGGTGATAGAATACCCAAAGAAATTAATAATTTAGTTAAAAGAATTAAATTACAAGCAAATAAATTACAAATAGACTTAAAATATGTTTCAAATTATAATATTGAACATCAACAAAAAGATGGGCAATGTGGTATGTATACTTTATATTTTATTATAGAATTATTAAAAGGAAATAAAGATTATACTTTTTTTAATGATAAAAAACATAAAATAAAAGATGAAGTAATGAAAAATTATAGAA